AAAACAAAAGAAGACGCATTAAATCTGGATAAGTCTTGCAAAAGTCAACCAGGAACACCTATAACACAACGAGCAAAAAAATAAACATTATGGGATTTAAAATGACGCATCAAGTATCTGGAATTGGGGACCCGGTTCCGAATACATCTTCCAAGAAAAAATCTAAGACGAATACATCTCTTGAAGGCAAGTTTAAGAAATTTACATCACTACCAATAAACTCCTCCGATACAGTCCACGTGAACACCACTGCAGGGCACAAGATAGTGGTTGGTAAGGGAAGTCCTTATCACAAGCAGTCACAGAGGATTGGAGCTGTTGTAAGTCAACACCGTCCGGGGGGTAACAACCTTAACGAAAGTACAGATCCTTTAGCCATCAAAAACTACAACAAGAGATACGAAAATAATAAATAAAATATCCCAAGGGCTGACCGGAGGATAAAAATAAAAAATAACGTATAATAACTATACCTATTAAATCTAATCAAATGAAAAAAATCAAAGAGGAACACCTAAAAGAGATCGTAGCTCTAGAAACAAAGTTAAACAAACTCTTTGGGGATATTGGGGTACTTGAGACCCAGAAGCATGTCACCTTACATACAGTAGCGACCGTCAATAAAGACTTAGAGGACTTAAAAACTGTTCTAGAAAAAGAATATGGGAAAGTCCATATTAACCTAGAGACAGGGGAGTATACCAATATTGAAGAGGATGAATAGTCTTATAAGAAAGATAAGTATCGGATCAGATTATAAAAACGAGGCAATGCACTACGCTGTAGGCCAACGCGTATATGGAGGTCACGAGATTGCTAATATTTTATTTGATGACCAGGACTCTTCTTATAATATATATATAAAGAAACACAGTGAAATATTGCCTTGGAAGAAATTCAACTCTAATATGGCTATAGCGGTCGAATACGATTTAGAATACTAATGAAGAGCCTGTACAGTTTCATCGTTAAACCTTTTGATAAGAGATATAATAATGAAAAGAAGGTGGGTGACAATAGCCTGCTAACCAACAACAATATAGAGAGCTTTCGTCACATAAGTAAAAAAGCAATTGTTGTAGAGGTTCCAGCTGCTTTCTCTACAGAGATAAAGTCAGGGGACACAGTTATGATCCATCATAATATATTTAGAAGATACTATGATGTAAAGGGAAATGAAAAAAATGGGAGTACATATTTCAAAGACAATCTGTACTTCGCAACATTAGAACAAGTGTACGCTTACAAAAACGAGAGTGGGTGGAAATCAAACTTGGACTACTGTTTTATAAAACCGCTTAAAGAAATAGACTCATATTCGACCGATAAAGAGAGAAAGCATATTGGTATACTAAAATACGATAATAGCTCCTTAAATGGGCTTAAAATAGCTTCAGGGGATTTGGTTGGATTTATGCCAAAGAGAGAGTTCGAGTTTGTATTTAATGATGAGCGGTTATATTGTATGAAATCTAATGATATAGCTATTAAATATGAGTACCAAGGAAACGAAGAAGAATATAATCCGAGCTGGGCGCAAAGCGGTTGAAGAACTGATTAAGGTTGCAAAAGAACCTATAGTTGATTCAGGAGAAGACATTACAGCTGATAGGCTAAAGAACGCTGCGGCTACAAAAAAATTAGCAATCTTTGATGCTTTTGAAATATTAACGAGGATAGATGAAGAGGAATCTTTACTAGAGGATAATAGCAAGAACAGTAAAGGAGCTAAGTTCAAAGGGTTTGCAGAAGGGAGATCTAAATGAGTTACGACGGGAAATTATTAAGAATACTACCGGATTACATTGATGAATCAATACTTAAGAAAAAGAATAGATACAAACAATGGGAATATGGATATGACAAAGACAGTGATGTAATTGTTATTAGTAAGACCGGAGAAGTGGGGGAAGTATACGAAATACAGAACCTAAAAATAGCACTACCAAAACCTAAGAAAGTCTATACCTCAAAAGGTAAGATGTGGGAAAAAATAAATTATCCTAAGGAATTGGATAAAATTAAGAATGTATTCGAATGGAATAACTATCCAGAACATTTCAAAGAGAGGTGGTATGATTACATTGACAAAGAATTTGAGCATAGAGATAGGGGTTTCTGGTTTAATAACAATGGTAAACCCACATATTTGACAGGTACCCATTATATGTACTTGCAATGGAGTAAGATAGATGTCGGGGCAGCAGATTTTAGAGAATCTAATAGGCTGTTCTTTATATTTTGGGAAGCGTGCAAAGCGGATCCTCGGTGCTACGGAATGTGCTACCTTAAGAACAGGCGTTCCGGTTTCTCCTTCATGGCCTCTGGAGAAGCTGTAAATCTAGCTACGATGTCTAGTGATTCCAGATATGGAATTTTATCTAAGACAGGGGCTGATGCTAAGAAGATGTTCACTGATAAAGTGGTACCGATATCAATTAATTATCCTTTCTTTTTCAAGCCGATACAAGACGGTATGGATAGGCCCAAAACAGAATTAGCTTACCGGGTGCCGGCGTCGAAGCTAACAAGGAAAAAGCTAAGTCAAGGAGAGACTCCTGAGGAGTTAGAGGGATTAGATACCACAATTGACTGGAAAAATACAGGAGACAACTCTTATGATGGTGAAAAATTAAAGTTATTAGTTCACGATGAGAGTGGTAAATGGGAAAAGCCTGATAATATACTAAACAACTGGAGGGTAACGAAAACCTGTTTAAGATTAGGTAGTCGCATTATTGGAAAGTGTTTAATGGGCTCAACATCAAATGCTTTAGATAAAGGAGGTAGGAACTTTAAAAAGTTATACTACAATTCAGATGTAACAAAAAGAAACCGAAACGGGCAAACATCCTCGGGGTTATATAGTTTATTTATCCCAATGGAATGGAACTACGAAGGATTTATTGATGTATACGGCAATCCAGTATTGGAAACTCCTCCAAAGCCTGTCCAAGGGCCATTAAATGAGGAGATTGACCAAGGAGTTATTGAGCATTGGCAGAATGAAGTTGAAGGTCTTAAAAGTGACCAGGAGGGTTTGAACGAATATTACAGACAGTTCCCTCGTACAGAGAAGCACGCGTTTAGAGATGAAGCTAAGCAATCATTATTCAATTTGACAAAGATATACCAACAGATAGACTATAATGATGATATCGGGACTAGCGATTTAGTGACTAGAGGAAGTTTTCAATGGGAGAATGGAGAAAAAGATTCACGGGTTATATTCTCGCCTAATGAAAGCGGTAGGTTCCGTATCACCTGGATTCCTCCGAAAAACCTCCAAAACCGTGTAATAATAAAGAATGGTATCAAATACCCTGGTAATGAGCACATAGGAGCTTTTGGCTGCGATAGCTACGATATATCAGGCACTGTAGATAAAAGAGGTTCTAAAGGAGCTTTGCATGGACTTACTAAATTTAGCATGGAGGATGCTCCTCCTAACACATTATTCTTAGAATATATAGCTAGGCCTCAAACTGCTGAGATATTCTTCGAAGATGTATTGATGGCATGCGTATTTTACGGTATGCCTATATTGTGTGAGAACAACAAGCCGAGATTGTTATACCATTTCAAAAGAAGAGGATACAGAGGATTCTCAATGAATAGACCGGATAAACTTTGGAATAAATTGTCAGTAACAGAAAGAGATATTGGGGGTATACCGAATTCGAGTGAAGATATAAAACAAGCTCACGCAGCAGCTATTGAAAGTTATATTGAAAATTACGTAGGGGAGATCTCTGAAGGAAAGTATGGAGATATGTATTTACAAAAGACCTTAGAAGATTGGTCTACATTTAATATAAATAACAGAACAAAACACGATGCAACCATAAGCTCTGGGCTAGCTATAATGGCTTGCAATAAAGACCGATATAGGCCATCTGCCCAAAGAACGACGAATAAAACCGTCTTAGGATTCAAGAAATACAATAATAAAGGATATAGTTCAAAAATAATATAATAGATGATTAGCACTAATTATAATAGCTCATTTCCAAATCAGGTAGTACCAGACGAGGAAAAACAATCGCTTGAATATGGATTATCTGTAGCAAGAGCTATTGAGAATGAGTGGTTCAAAGGCAGCCGAGGAGGTTCGCGATTTACTACAAATTCCCAAGAGTTCCATAGAAGAAAATTATATGCTCGAGGGGAACAGTCAGTTCAAAAGTATAAGAACGAGTTATCTATAAATGGTGATTTATCTTATATGAACCTAGATTGGAAGCCAATTCCAATAATACCTAAGTTCGTGGATATTGTTGTTAATGGAATGTCTCAACGGAATTTCGAAATACAAGCAACAGCTCAGGATGCTATCGCTAGAAAGAAAAGGACAGAATATGCGGATCAGCTTTTAGCTGATATGAACAGCTACAAGGAATTAATGGAATTATCGGAAGCATCTGGTATGAATTTATTTTCTGTAGACGATCCCTCTAAATTACCGAAAACGAAGGAGGAGTTTGAGGTTCACATGCAAATGGACTATAAAGAATCCATAGAAATCGCATTAGAAGAACTTATAAATAATTCTTTAGATAAGAATAAATACGACGAAATCAGAAAGAAAATAGTATATGATTTAGTTGTATTAGGGATTGGTGGATGTAAAACTCAGTATAATAAATCTAACGGGCTAGAAATTAAACATGTGGATCCGGCTAACCTGGTTTATTCTTATACGGAAGACCCTAACTTTGAAGACTTATACTATGTAGGAGAGAAGAGGAGAGTCAGTTTACCTGAATTAATGAAGCAATTCCCCCACTTATCTTCTGAGGAATTAGAAAAGATACAAAAAACAAGCAGTAGATCGGATGGTTCTGCCGATTACGGAGGAGGGGATGATGAAAACACTGTAAGCGTTTTATACTTTGAGTATAAGACATATATGAATCAAGTATTTAAAATTAAACAGACAGATAGTGGTCTAGAGAAATCATTAGAAAAAACAGACTTCTTTAACCCACCTCCAGCTGATACTTTTAAGAGAGTAAGTAGAACGATAGAAGTTCTCTATACAGGAGCTAAGATATTAGGCCAAGAAACTATGCTAGAATGGAAATTAGCAGAGAATATGACAAGGCCTTTAGCGAACTCTCCTAAAGTAACTATGAATTACTCAATATGTGCCCCTAGATTGTATAAAGGTAAGATTGAATCAACGGTAAGCAGAATTACAGGTTTCGCTGATATGATCCAACTTGCTCACCTTAAACTACAACAAGTCACAGCAAGAATAGTTCCTGATGGTGTATATGTGGATGTTGACGGATTAGCTGAAGTGGACTTAGGTAATGGTACAAACTACAATCCAGCAGAAGCACTTAATATGTTCTTCCAAACAGGTTCTATCGTAGGTAGATCACTTACTCAAGAAGGGGATATGAATAGGGGTAAGATACCTATCCAGGAATTACAAACATCGGCTGGACAAGGTAAAATTGGTTCGCTTATAAATACATACCAGTATTACCTGCAGATGATACGCGACGTAACAGGTCTTAATGAAGCCCGGGATGGTAGTACTCCAGATAAGAATGCTCTTGTAGGATTACAGAAGCTGGCTGCGGCTAACTCAAACACAGCAACTAGGCATATATTACAAGGGATTACTTTTATTACGCTTAGAACGTGCGAAAACATCTCGTTGAAAGTGAAGGATATTATCGAATTTGCTTTAACAGGCGAGTCTCTTATAGAGAGTATAAATGAATTTAACGTGAATACATTAAATGAGATTTCATCTCTACATTTACACGATTTTGGAATTTATCTAGAATTAGAGCCTGATGAAGAGGAGAAACAGTTGTTAGAGAGTAACATACAAATTGCACTGCAAGCAGGTATGATACACCTTGACGACGCCGTCGACCTTAGAAATATATCAAATATATCTTTAGCTAATAAATATCTGAGGCTAAAGCGTCGAAAAAAACAAGAAGAAGATCAAGCCGCCCAGCAAGCAAATATCCAAGCTCAAGCACAAGCAAACGCGGAAGCTACAGAAAGAGCAGGATTAGTAGAAGTGCAGAAACAGCAAGCTCTTACAGAGAGTAAGTTGCAATTAGAGCAGGGTAAAGCTCAATTCGATATAAACAAATTAGAACGCGAAGCTGAAATCAAGATGCGTTTAATGGAGCTAGAATTTAATTTCAATAAACAACTAGCTGAGGTACACGCTGGAGCGAGTAGGGATAAAGAGTCTTATAAAGAAGATAGAAAAGACGAGCGTACCAAAATACAAGCATCACAACAAAGTGAGCTTATAAATCAAAGACAAAGTGAGTCATCCCCTAAAAATTTCGAATCTGCAGGATTTGATGTGCTAGGAGGATTTGGTTTGGGGCAATTCGAACCTAAATAGAATATTTATTAATTTTATATTATTATATCATGTCAGAAAACGTAAAACAAGAAGGGGACTTTAAAATGAAAAAGAAGTCTAGGAAGCCAAAGCAACTATCGAAAAAAGACGATGTCGTGAAGGTTACTGTAGACAGCGCCCCTGTAGACGAAGTAAAAGAGGAAGACATTCCTAAGGTTACCATAACGGAACCCAAAACTAAAGAGGCAGAAGATGCTAAAGTTGAATTAAAGGAAGTAGTTGAAGAAGTAGTTGAAGAGGCAGTTGAAGAAGCTGGTGATGAAGAAGTGCAGATCGTGCAGATTGAAGAAGAGGATACGGACGAACAGATTCAAGAATTAGGAGAACAAGCTGTAGAGGCTACCGCTCGAGGGGAAGAGTTAGGAATTCAAATACCGGAGAACATTGAAAAGGTGATTGAGTTTATGAATGAAACCGGGGGGACCTTAGAAGATTACGTCCGTCTTAACTCTGATTATTCAGATGTTAACGAAAGCGTATTATTAAAAGAATATTATAAACAAAGTAAACCTCACTTAGATTCAGACGATATAGAAATCTTAATGGATGATTTCGAATATGATGAAGATATAGACGAGGATAAAGATATACGCAAGAAGAAACTTGCGTTCAAAGAAGAAGTTGCGAAAGCCAAGGGTTTTCTTGAAGATTTAAAGGGTAAATATTACGACGAGATCAAGTTGAGACCGGGAACTACCCAAAAACAACAAGAGGCTGTTGACTTTTTTAACAGATATAATGAAGAGCAATCTACCATACAAAAGCGAAGAGACGTTTTTCAATCCAAGACAAATAGTTTTTTCTCCGAAGATTTCAAAGGTTTTGATTTCAGTTTAGGAGATAAAAAATTCCGTTACGGATTAAAAGACACTTCAAAAGTAGCAAATACACAATCAGATTTAAACAATTTCGTAGGAAAGTTTCTGAATGAAAAAGGAGAAATAGCTGATTATAACGGTTACCATAAAGCGATGTATGTTGCGGGAAATGCTGACAAGGTTATTAACCATTTTTACGAACAAGGCAAGGCGGATGCAATAAAAGATATTACAGCTAAGTCCAAGAACATTAACGCGGCCCCAAGACAGGTTGCTCCTAGTGGAGAGTTTGTAAATGGAGTAAGAATCAAATCAGTAAGCGGAGAGAGCCCTTCAAAGTTAAGAATAAAAAAAATAAAACTTTAACAATTAAAATTATTTAAAATGGCTTTTACACCAGCATTTGGGGACTTAGTCCCATCAGCAAAATTGCAAGCAACGTCAGGAAATTATATTGATTTCACTAGTGACACAGGAAACAATTTCGCACAACAATATCTACCAGAAATCTACGAAGCAGAAGTTGAAAGATACGGAAACCGTACTTTAAATGGATTCTTACGTATGGTAGGGGCAGAAATGCCTATGACTTCAGACCAAGTAGTTTGGAGTGAACAAAACAGATTACATATTTCTTACGATAAGTGTATTATCGACGACGTGGACGACGCTACTATAACTATCAAAGATGCAGATGGAGATGTGGATAATCACGCTATCCGAGCAAATTCTTTAATCGTTGTATTCGATCCCTCAACAGGTAAAGAACAAAAAGCGATCGTAAAGACAGTTACGGGAGGAAGTAATGATATCAGCGCTTATCCTTTTGATGCCGATGCTTGGGAATCGACTTTCGTAGGTAACGATTTGAAAGTATTTGTATTCGGTTCTGAATTTGACAAAGGTAAACCTGGAATGAGTGGAGCGGTTGAAGCCCAATTCACACAGTACAGCAACTCCCCTATTATCATAAAAGACAAATACGGAGTGAACGGCTCTGATGCAGCTCAGATTGGATGGGTTGAGGTAGCCACCGAGGACGGAACTTCTGGCTTCTTATGGTACTTAAAATCTGAATCTGAAACAAGACTACGTTTTGAGGATTACCTAGAGATGGCTATGATTGAGTCAGAGCCTTCTAGCCAAGCATCTGGAGGTATTTCTGCATCAGATCAGGGAGCTAAAGGTACAGACGGTTTATTCTATGCCGTAGGGGAGCGTGGACACGTTAACTCAGGAGGTGTCGGATCGAACCTAGACGTCTTTGATAATATTCTTAGAGGATTAGATTCTGAAGGGGCTATTGAAGAGAACATGTTATTCCTAGATCGTAACACAAACCTAGACTTTGACGATATGCTAGCTGGTCTTAATGGAGGTAACTCTGGAGCTGGATCTGCTTATGGTTTATTCGATAATGATAAAGATATGGCTTTAAACTTAGGTTTCTCTGGATTCAGAAGAGGTTCTTATGACTTCTATAAGACTGACTGGAAATACTTGAATGATGCTTCAACTAGAGGGGGCAATTCTGGGGAATCAGGCAATTCAGACGGAATTGATGGTATCTTAATTCCAGCTGGTACTTCTACTGTTTATGACCAAGTTTTAGGTTCTAACATCAGAAGACCTTTCTTACACGTTCGTTATAGAGCTTCCCAAACGGAAGATCGTAAGTTGAAGACGTGGATTACAGGTTCAGTTGGCGGTGCTTACACAACCGACGAGGATTTGATGTCTGTACACTTCTTATCAGAAAGATGTTTATGTGTGCAAGGTGCTAACAACTTTGTATTATTCAAAAACTCTTAATATTCAAAAGTAGTATTTACCCTCGATGTTTCGTCGGGGGTAAACTATTACTTTATTACATTTACTTATTAAATTATATTATATCATGGCAACAGCAAAGAAAAAAGAAACAGCGTGGGATATTAAAGATCGCCACTACTATTTAACAGGGAATAAATCCCCTTTATCATATACAATACCTTCTAGACATTCATTAAGAAAACCATTATTGTGGTTTGATGAATCGAAAGGAGAGCAAAGAGAATTACGATATGCAACAAATATGCCAAGCCCATTAAGGGATGAACAAAAAGGAGAAGCAACCTTAGGTCATATCACATTCTTAAATGGACATTTATATGTCCCTAAACGATTTCAGAATTTACAAAAACTTTTAAGTTTATATCACCCTCTACAAGGGATAAGGTATAGTGAGCATGACCCCCAAATGGAGGCTAAAGATGAGCTAGAAGATATCGAATTTGAAGTGGAGGCGTTAAATGCGGCTATAGCTTTAGATATAGATACGGTAGAGGCTATCTTACGTGTTGAAAATGGGTCGGCTGTATCTAAGATGAGCTCCAAAGAACTTAAAAGAGATTTACTATTATTCGCCAAGAGGAATCCTAAGCTATTTTTAGACTTAGCTAATGACGAAAACGTTCAATTAAGAAACTTCGCCATTAAAGCCACTGAAGCGAATATCATAAAACTTTCTCAAGACCAGAGGACTTTTAAATGGGCATCTAACGGTAAAAAGTTAATGAACGTACCATTTGAGGAAAATCCATACTCTGCATTCGCATCATTCTTAAAGACTGATGAAGGAGTGGAGGTATACAAGTCGATTGGGAAAAAACTTAATTAGCATGTAATATTAATATCTAGCGGTGACATATCGTTGCCGCTATGGTATTATAATAAAATAAAAATATGAGCGTAAACGTAAACACTGTCTATACGACTGTTTTAACTATATTAAATAAAGAACAGAGAGGGTATTTATCGCCTTACGAATTTAACAATTTGGCAAGACAAGTGCAGCTTGAGATATTCGAAAAATACTTCGAAGACTTAAACCAATACTTGCGTATACCTCAAACGGATGTTGAACATTCAGACAGAACAGAAAACTTAGACGAAAAGATAAATATTTTTCGTACTTCCGGACAATTAATTAGGCTATCTTCGCCCAAGAAGCATTATAAGGTTCCTACCTCTGACATTTTTAGTGATCCTGTTGATTTCTACAGAATGGGTACTTTATCTGTTGAAGGTAAAGAAATAGACAGATTAGGGAGAAGCGAATTCTACAATATAAAAAATTCCCCCCTTACAGCACCATCATTAGACTTCCCCGTATACTTGTACGAGAAGGAAAGAATATTCATAGAACCGGATGTAGATGTTACAGTAGGTATAGATGAAACAAAAATAGATATTGATTTCATAAGAAAGCCTGTAGACCCCAAATGGGAATATACAGAAGGGGATAATGGCGTTTATATTTATACAGGGAGTAGTGTGGACTTTGAACTGCACCCCTCGGAACAAACAGAAATTATCTTAAAAATATTACTTTACTCAGGGGTTATTATAAAAGACCCAAGCATTATACAATCTGCTATGGGCCTAATTCAGAAACAAGAAGCAGAACAAAAATCTTAATAAATGAGCTTAATAAAAGAAACTAGTCAACAGTACTACGCTGGCTCCCAGGTAATAAAGGTAGAGAGTGCAGACCCGACAACTATTGGACCATATACTTTTGATGAGGAATTAAAAATATATTCCATAGATTCAGTAGATTCGCAGGATACATATTATTCTTTAAATAACTTCATTTTAGAATACAGTCTTGATGGTTACGATCCATATACGGTAGTAGGAGCAGCCACTAAGAAATACTATATAGATAAGAATACCATAGTAATAAGTAGCGGAAGCTGGGCAGCAGGCCATTACCGCGTTAGACTGAAAGACAGTAATTTAGGTAGTTATACAGGTATAAAACTAAAAGACGTTGTAAATAACTTTATAGTAGGGTATGTGGGAGCAGGCAAACTTATACCAAGCGTTAGAACCTCCGACGTATTATTCCACGCGAAACGTGGATTACAGGAGTTTTCTTATGATACCTTAAAGAGTATTAAGCAACAAGAATTGTCTATACCTAACAGTTTATCCGTAGCCCTGCCTCAAGACTATGTTAACTATGTTAAGATATCCACAGTGGACGATTTGGGAGTAAAACATATAATCTATCCTACAAGGAAAACGTCAAATCCAACAGAATCTCCTATCCAAGAGGATAACGGATTACCTATGCAAGACTTCGTTGGGGAAAATATAGAGGGGACTTCTGTAGCCGAAACAAGGTTGTTTGAAGCCGCGAGGGCTCCTGTTTTAAACGTGTTCACTATAAACGAGAGATTAGGTAAGATATCATTTTCTAGCGATCTAGTGGATGAGATTATAATATTAGAATATATTACAGATGGATTAGGAGCTGACGCTGATATGAGAGTTCCAAAGATGGCTGAAGATGCCTTATATGCTCATATAGCTTATTCTATTCTAGCTTCCAGGAGCAATGTGCCTGAATATATAGTTAGAAGATTTAAACAGGACAGAGGAGCTAAATTGCGTAATGCTAAGATTAGGTTATCTAATACAAAGATAGAGGAAATTGCAAGAGTAATGAGAACTAGAACTAAAATACTTTAATATAAAGAATGGCTTCAATCGATAACACTTTCCTGAGAGGGAAGATGAATAAAGACGTAGACGACAGACTAATGCCGTCGGGAGAGTATAGAGATGCCTTGAATATAAATATAAGCAGGTCAGAAGGCTCTGATGTTGGGGCTGCTGAGAATATCTTTAGCAATAAGATACCTTATAGTGTAGCTTTAGAAGACGAGGATGTTAGCTGTATCGGATCTATAACAGATACAAAAAAAGACTTTATTATATGGTTTGTAGCTGGAGTTACTGATACTAGTTTATCCGCTATATATCTTTATGATCAATCCAAAACAGGTCCCCCTACTACCCTAGTGGAAGGGTCATTTCTAAATTTCAGTCCGGATCACTTAATAACAGGCGTTAATATCTTAGAAGATTTCCTTTTTTGGACAGACGATTATAATTCCCCCCGTAGAATCAACATCAGTAGGGCTATGGATTCCGGAGCATTTGAGTATACATCAGAAGAGCATATTAGAGTGGCTAGGTTTGCCCCTTACAGAAGTATTAGCTTTTTGGATAGTAACAGAAACAGTACTATGTCTCACGAGACGACTATAGACTCTTCCTTAATGAAAGAGGAATTTCCTCGCTTTGCGTATAGGTTCGAATTTATAGACGGGGAGTATTCTCCTATATCTCCTTTTTCCCAACCAGTCTTTCACCCCTCTATAGAGAACGAATCTCTCGAGATTATTGAATTCAATAATATTATCACTTCTTCAATTCAAGATAAAACTATACAAACGACGGAAATGCCTTTAATGGTGAATGGTGTTAATCAAGTAGAGTTATATATAGATATGCCTTCAGATAACTCATACCTGGACTTTGGTATCAAAAAAATAGAACTTCTAGTCAAAAATGCAGGAGAGTTAGATGTAAAGATAATTGATAGCATAGACTGTACGACTAGTGGGTTCAACGGGAGTTTAGTCACTAGACTTCTTGACTCAGGCCGCTTATTTTATGCATACACCTACCAATCAGGCGCTCCTTATAAGGTATTACCCTCAAAACAATTAACAAGGGTCTTCGACGATATACCTAGAACAGCGAAAGCTCAAGAAGTAGTCGGTAATCGCTTAATGTACGGTAACTACCTAACAAAATACGATCTACCAAAGTTAAATTATACAGCAGGATATGCCGGTAAAGATGCTGATCAGGGAGAGGAATTTCCTACTCATTCAGTAAAACAAAAGAGAGCATATAAAGTAGGCGTTGTACTAGCTGATGTAGAGGGAAGGCAATCCCCCGTAATATTATCTGACGATTCTAATATCACAGTGCCAAAATTACTAGACGGTAACGAAGCGTACGGTGGTTGTACTTTGACTGCTGAGTTTAATGGCCCTATACCTAATCCGTATGCTTCTGATGACGCTTTCATTATTAAAAACGTTGATCTCTCTGTAACGACGGTTACACTTACGGTAGAAGGTCATGAAAATGAAGGACAAGAATTCAGAGTAGGGGATCTACTTAAAAAAGAAGGCGGAGGTAATACTGTAATATCCAGCGTAGCGGTAGCTTCAGGGGATACTACTGTTGTCTGCGAGGAAAATATAAGCCTATCGGATTATAATCACGGAGTTGTAGGATCAGAAGGGGTTAGTCTAGAGAAGACGGTTATCAACAAGAATGGGTGGTATGCTTATCATATAGTTGTACAACAGAAAGAGCAAGAATATTATAACATATATACACCTCCAGTGGTTCGGGATGGTAATACCACATGGATTACTCTACACGGAGACAATGTTAATAAAGTCCCTAAAGGTGAAGACGCAAAATCTTTAAACTCAGACATCAGCTCTAGTGAAGTCTCTCTGTATCCTGTAGTTAGTAATACTTCTGATGGTGACGGTGTGCAAGTTAGCGCCCCAGATTCCTATATAGGAGTAGTGTCTATAGGTTCTTATAGCGATTATAATTTAGTTGATAGTAACGGGGTAGGCTTGGAATGGCTCTACGATAATACAGTGAAAAACAACGCAGCCTCTCTAGGTAATGCTAATTTAGGAGTAACGTATACTACTCCTCCAAATCTTAATGAGATCCAGGGTTTTAGCGTATTTGAAACAAAACCGTTTGAGTCTGTGTTAGACATATTCTGGGAAACCGCGTCAAGTGGGTTAGTCTTAGATCTTAATAATGCTATCGTTGCTGGAAGTGGACCAGGAGAAGATATTATTGGTAATCCACAACTTGAAAACTACGAGTTCTCAGAGGGAACGGACCCGGGAGATGAAAATACGAGGGACATCGATATAGTTAGTGCGGGCAATATGGACTCCACTACTGTCTTCACTTTGAACGGAGTGACGTATCTCGACGGTACTCCTTGTAATGGGAAATTTAGCTTAGTTAGCGTAGGGGAGAATGCTTGGAGGATAAGAGTGTTAGAGGGGAGTGATATCTACTTTCAAGCAGATTCAAATTATAATATTTTTAAATTTGACATTTCTGTCGAAAAAGAAGATATTACGAGGAGCTCTGTGTTAGTGGTATCCCTTATAAACGAACTACCAGAGATGGATACTGTTGTGGAAGAAAGTAAGTGGGAGGGGGTAGTAACAGCCGACCCTATTGGGCACATAACCTTAGAGGAGGGCTCTATGGTGCTAGATATGACAGTTGGAAATCTCGTTTCTCAAAACGGGTCTCACCACGAAGGGATTGAGGACTTGTACTACTCTATTGACCAAAATCCGCTTAATACTTTTAGTATAGATAATAGCACAGGCGAGTTAACCCTCAATAGGATTGCTGAACAAGGGGACACTTCTTATGATGAAACAGCATCCCCTGAAGCGACTCCTTCTAAGATGTTAATTGTGCGAGTAGAGGATGCATCCACTGCGGATGGGACCTCCGGTTCCGGGAGTGAGTCACACATTCGACATGCCCATGTCGAGGTACTAGGCACCCTATTAGAATTACCTATATCTACTGTTAGTGAGTGGACGGATCCATCAATCCCAGAAAGTTGGATTTACTTAGGGAATAAATACGAGAATTTCACTGGAGGAGGAGTACAATGGAAGTATTGGTTCAGCCCCTCTACTAGAGGCATCTGGTACAAGCTTGAAACCAATGGACCTTATACCCTTACTAGAGAAGGCACATACGCATATTCTTTCAAACACTATGAAGACGGTGACGAAGAGGGGACAGAGGTTATACACACAAACGCTCATAAATTCTGGTGGTTAGATAATGAAACTTACACAAGATATAACGTCCAATCCGATACAAACACAGATTATAATATTATTGCTGTGTGGGAGCAGAGTTCTACTACAGCAGCTCAGAATGCTAACTTAGTTAAAGTATATCTAGCTAGAAAGGACCAATAATAGACTAAAATATATAATTCCACAAACAATAAGGCACTATGGCTTACACTATTAATATAAATTATTTTAATACTTTCTTACTGGAGAATGACGAAGAAACGTGGTATATAGAGGAATCTAGGATTAAAGGAGGATATAACGAGACTTCTGTAGACTTAGGGGTTAAAGCATATACCACAAATGAGGACTATAAAGAGACTAGGAGAGGTAATGCCTTAACTTATTCTGGGATATACAATTCACGCACTGGAGTTAATGAAACTAACTACTTTTCGCCAGCGGAAAACACAACAAAGGCGTTAACAGACATCGATGGGACTATCCAAAAATTATACGCGGAAGATACAAACTTAATAGTATTCCAAGAAGATAAAGTTAGTAGGATACTAGCAGACAAGGATGCTATTTATTCAGCAGAGGGGGGAGGAACAGTTACCTCTTCTCAAGCTGTTCTCGGGCAAACCGTCCCTTACGCAGGGAAATATGGCATTAGCAATAACCCAGAATCTTTCGCAATATTTGGCACTAGAAAATATTTTACGGATAAGAATAGAGGTTTGGTCTTGAGGCTATCACAGGATGGTATCACTCCTATATCCGATTATGGAATGCGTGATTATTTTAAGGATCACTTAAGGACGTCCTCTGCTTTGCACGGGATGTATGATACTCACAGTCAAAACTACGTTTTATCAATGCACGGTTCCTGGGGAGACGATGATTCCTCTTATAAAACAGTCACCTACGACGAGATCGTTAAAGGGTGGACCAGTTTCCATTCCTATAAGCCCACTTTCGGAGAAAGCCTTAATAATAAGTTTTATACAGTACATAAGCAAAATTTATGGGAACACTATGCTAATTCAGTTACGCGAAATTGGTTTTACAAAGAAAGAGAAGAGTCAAATGAGGAGGTGATATCTCCTTCTTATGTAGAGTTCGTCGCTAACGGCAATCCTTCTGCAATGAAAACCTTTAATAGCATAAATTATGAAGGTACAGCGGGATGGAGCATGGAATCAAACATAACGAGCGCATCAGACAAATCATTTGCGGTCCCTAAAAATGGAACAACTTATACGGATTGGGATGGCTCAACTAAAGAGATAGGCTTCATCAAGAAGGATGATAAATATTTTTCATACCTGAAAAACAATTCTACATCGAAAAAAGGAGAAATTATATTCGGAGGACAGACGTCTGGAATAAAAGGGTTTTTTACAACAGTAAAAATAAAATGTGAGGGCAGTGAAGCTAGAGGGGCTATGGAATTATTTAAGGTATCACATGATGTAGTAACATCTGCAAGATAAATTTAATAACGAAATGCGACATTAGCTTATTAATATAATAGTAAGAAGCTATCGTCACATAAAATCTAATCAAATGGAAGTAAGTAAATTCATGCAAGACCTAGAGATTTTGCAAACCGAGTTAATTCAACAAGGCAAAGATGTAGAAGGAATATATGGAGACGGAAAGACACTAGTCAATAATGAGGAGTTCCCTATAGAACACGATTTCTCAGATCAACTTTACATGAGAAAAATGAGGATGAAAGCGGATAGTATAGTTATTAGCGCTATCCATCATACTGATCATTTCTGGTTTTTACTTCAAGGAAGAATACTAGTCAATACAAATGGAGAACTTGTAGAACATATTGCACCCTGCTACTACAAATCTAAAAGAGGTGCAAAACGTGTAATACATTGTTTAGAAGATTGTTTATTTATAAATGTCCATAAGAATCCATCTAATACGGAGGATTTAAACGTAATAGAGAAGGAATTATACTCATTTACGATAAAAGAATATAACGAGAAAGAAATTAACGAAAAAAGATAAAAAGATATGTCAGCAATATTAGGAGCCGCAATTGGAGTTGGAGCATCCTTACTGGGAGGGATTTTCGGAAGTTCTGCAGCCAAAAAAAGAGAGAGAGCAGCTAGAAAAGCTAAAATAGCGAGGCAGAAAGAATTGTCTCACTTAGAAAACACAAGACAAGCGACTATAAACCCGTATACTGGAGTAAAGGACTTATCTGGTATGGCTAAAGATCTGAGTGGGGAAGTGTCAAACCCTTATGCAAACCTTAAGGTCGCAACTAAAGCTGCAGAAATGCAAACCCAAGAAGCGGATATTGCCTTAGCAAATACATTGGATACAATAAGAGCAACAGGAAGTGGAGCTGGAGGAGCTACAGCATTAGCCCAGATGGCTTTAAAAAGTAAGCAAGGCGTTTCTGCTAGTATCGAACAACAAGAAGCTCAGAATGCGAAATTACAAGCTCAAGGGAAGCAACACATGGAAACGGCTCGCATGAGTGAAAAACAAAGAGTGCAGGGAGTACAGATATCTGAAGGGCAAAGAATGCAGGACGCAGATGCTAAAGGACAGATGTATGAATGGGAAGCTAAAGAGAGTAGAGAGACCGCTAAAATGAACAGAGTTGCTGGATATATAAACCAAGAAGCCCAAAAAGAAGTGACCGCCCAACAAGACAGCAGTGCGGCATGGGCAGGGGCAATATCAGGAGTAGCGAGCTCTATATCAGCGGGTATAGGAGCATCGGGAAAGGGATAGGGAGCAGTCCCGCAAATACTGTCGGAGCAACATTTAAAGCTAACTCTGACTCTCTCTTAGATATTTCTTTGGGAGCCAATCCTAGTAGTACTATAAAAGGGTGGAGTAAAACTATTCATACCAATTTTTAATAAATAATACGACTTAATCAAAACATTATAAATGGGAGCATACGAAAATGTACCAATATTACAGGAAAAAACAAGTA